TGATGGATCACTAATAGTTTTTTATTTTTAATATTAACAATATCAGGTCTCTTTTTTTCAAGTTCTTGAATAGTATTAGGTTCTACAATAAATAAACTATTTTCTAATAAAGGACTTGTTTCTATTTTATATGATTGTATATGACAATCTACTAATTTTTCTAATAATACCTCATCAAACCGGGCAGTATGTTCAAACAAATACACATTCATTTTGATTTTCCATTTCTGAAAAGATCATCTTCTGTAATTACACGAAAGGCAAATCCTTGTGCCTTACAATAGGCCATTGCGGCAGCCCATTTGGCATGATTAACTGCTATAACTAGTCTATCTTTAGCACTATAAACTTTACTTTCAATAAGACTTTGTTTTTTAGGTTTGATTTCTACAACTTCTGCTAGTTGTTTGCCGTACTTGTTTTGATATACTACAAAGAAGTCAGGTACATACATATGTACCTTACCATCTAATGGACTTTTGTAGGGGATAGACATTGATTCACTAGCCCAATATGTAACATTTTTATTCGTATCACAGAATGTCATAAAGGTTAGTTCCCAACCTGATCTATATTTAGGTTTATGTTTGCCTATATACTTATGACCATTTTTTGGCGTAAATAAACCTTGTGCCCATTTAGCCATGATTACTGCACAATATTACGTGCCACTGATTGATTTGATTTTGGTACTACTGCAATACCATATAATGAAGTTTTACTTTTAAAACTATTGAGATAGTAAGCAAGAGTTTGATTCATTTCCATCTTAGAAGTACCTTTGATTTGATCTAACAAATCAAGTACATATATTTGTGTCTCTTGTGCAATTCTAAACAATACAGCAGTAAAATTATCTGCTATGTTTTTTGAATCACATACTGACAAAAAATAACCATGCACAATGTCATAGGTGTTAGCATTAACGGTTAAGTTAATTGCATAAAATGAATCAAATATTCTAACTGTTTGATCCAATGAAGTTCTGGTGTCTAATATTCTTGGCATATTATTATTTATTACCTAAATATTATGGATTTCTATTACCTGCATAGGGATTGACACCTATTTGACGTGGGTTTGCGGCTGCGTTAGGTGGTGTACCGGCAGTACCTAAATTAGTTCCAGTTGATCCAAATACAGGAGTAATAACATTTATATTTCTGTTTGGAGTTTGTTGTACTGCGTTCGTAATGCCGGCAGCTACTTCTGATTTTACAAGATTCTTAAGAGGCACGTTTTTAAATGTATTGTATGAAGTTCCTGCTTTTTGAATAGCACCTAATATATTACCATTAGATAAATCTTCAATTGCACCACCTACCCCGTCTACTAAACCACCTTGACCTAATATAGTTCCATTTGCACCTGGACGAGCAATTGGACTTACTGTTCTATCGTAATTAGCATCAAGTCCAAATCCAGCAACAATGTTACTAGGTGCTCTACCATCAATTTTACCTTCATTATATACTACTGTTTCGTAATCTAAATCCATTTTCATTTCCATAGTGCCATTACCTTCACTATAGTTATAAGTGTCATGGTCAAATTTAGTAATGATAGGATTAATTAATGTATATGCTACAAAGTTATGCCTACTAAGCCCAAACACTGTGATATTTTTAAAGAAGGGTATCTTATGTCCACTAGGATTAGGTGTCTCTCCTATGTAACCCCAATCATCATTGCCCGTGATTGAAGGGGTATAAGTTGTTCTATCATTGTATGTAGCTAATGTGGCTCCTGGTGACGTTGGTGCTCCACCACGTGCACCTGCAAATACAACTTTAGGTTTCGTGCCATCACTATAGTTATAGTTATAATACGCTTTCCACAAACTACGAATCATGTTTCCATTATCATCGTGAAATGCAATGTTAACTGGATCATATTTAATTTTTGTTTGTATAATTCGTTTACGATTATACTGATTCATGTCCTGAGTAGCAAATGAGAAACCAGGTAACTTAACTGTCTTTACTGCTAAACCAAAGTTTGCGCCAGTATTAACATTCTGTGAGTATGCTTCAGGGTTTATTTCAAAGTAGACATGAAAGAGAAATTTGAATTTAGGTGCATATTGATATGCATTAGGCCTAAATGTTTTTGATGCGTGAGTATAATCACGAAGGAAATCGCTGCCGAAAAATGTTCCGGCAGCGTCCCTTAATAAGTTCTGAAAAAATCCAGACATTAGCTAGATTCCTTTAATTAGAATTAAAGAGAACTACCGATACCTGTAGCGATTGATCCAACTGTACGACCGATACTTGCACCTACGCCAGAACCAATTGGTGATTGGATTGCGTTATCATAACGTAATGTCAATGCAATAGTTACTGCTTCGTTTGTAGCATAATTCAATGTATTGTAATTAGCTGTCTGTAAGAAGCAACCATATAGTTCCCATGTTTCTAATACGATAGGAGCGGCTGCACCGTTACCACCGTCTAAGATTTCAATGTTTGTTTGGAACTTATAATCTTGACCAGTTGCGGCACTTGCTTGTTCAACAAAGTCCATTTGTTTCTGTAATTGTTGACCAACTAATCTACTTACTGAGTTTGATGCATCATCACGAATATTGATGTTCATCGGTGCCCATGTGTGCTTACCTGCTAGATACATTGTTGAGTTGTATACTGGTAATGTAATTTCAGCAAATGACAAGTTAGGACGAGAACAGTCAATAACTTGTTTAGTTAATTCAACTGTACTAGCACTTGTTCCAAAATTCAAAAAGTTAACTCTGAATCTAAATTGTAGTTTTGGCATTAACAAGCCCTGATTGCCACCGGCGTTATCAGATGCTACTGTCATGTTAAACAATGATTGTGAGGCTGTTGCCATTTTTATTTCTCCTGTTATATATATTTATCTTTTAATCACTGAAGCCCCCTTTTGGGGGCATCAATTAATTACTGTGATAATTCACCTGTATTCAAAACTCGTACTGGGATATAGATGAATTCAGCTGCCTTAACAGGCTCAATTGCAACGTCAATCCATAACTCGTTTCTGTCGATTCTAGCAGGAGTGTTGTTTGATTCGTCACAAACTACTAGATAATCATATATACCGCGTTTAGCAACTAAGTCAACCAATAGTGTTTGTACAACACCAGAGATTTGATTACGTGTTAATGCGTCATTTGGTTCGAATACGAACGGTCTTGCTGCCAATGTTAGTTGTCTACGGATGTAAGCAACTAGTCGTGCAACGTTAGTTCTGTCCAATGCACTCTGTGAATTGAAACTTGTCTTATTACCATAGTTCAATAGACCAACACCAGTGAAGAACACTAATGGGTTAATGAAGTTAGTATATAATACATCACGGATACCAAGTTGTGTCTTAGTTGTAACAAACTCACCAGTAGTTGCATCTAAGTAACCAATACCAACAGCATTGTCAATTGTACCACGACGTGTACCAGCTGCCGCTAACCATGGATAACTGAGTGTATCATTACGCAAGAATGTGCGTAACATCATGTGACTTGGGGGTACAGCTACCTGATTACCTGACAAGTCATTTGCCAATCCACTTGGATAGAACAAGCCTAAGTATGTATCACGTACTGGTCCACCGTCTGCTGGCTGTGATGTAGCATACGCTTGAATGTCAGTAGCACTATTAGGCAATCTCATTGGTGTGTCACCAAGAATATAAGCTGTTTGACCACGTTCATTGTTCAATGCAACCATGTTAGCTTGTAATTCTGGATAGTATGGTGTTGCCATCAAGTTGAAGAAATTATCTTCATCACGAATATCAGTATTTGTATCAACAACTGATCTCATTGCTTCTACAACCATAATGCGTTGTGCTTGACGACCCATGTAAGGAGAACCATCTAACTTGTTGCCACTTGCTGATACCCATGCATATGGGAACTGAGGTAAGTTAGCAATATCTGTAGGATCCCCTGCGTCATATGCGCCTGCGTCAGGATAGTTGTTACTTGTGAAGTAAGCAGTCTTAAACTGTTTTACATTGTAACCTGAACGGCGTGTGTTGAATAACAACATACCTGCAGGATATGTACTTGTGCTAGGTGCATCTAAGTCAACATAATCACTTTGTAACAAGCTAACGATTGTTGGGACAGGATCATCTACTGGATTGATTGCACCACTAGAACCCCAACGTGCATCTAAGAATACTACACCAGATGAACTAGTTTGATCTGCATTATCTAAACGCACCCACTGATTTGATTGAGAACCTGGTTGACCAACTGCTTGCCAACGATTGATTAGTGGATAGTTTTCTAAATCACTCGTATCAATCCATATATCACCGTATGCCAATGCAGTGCCATCACTTTGTGTTGTTGGCTCACTAGCACTTACAATAGGACCATTTGGATCAGTTGTATTTGAACCAGATGCTGATGGGAAACCTGAACTATCGTAATTTAAGTTACGATATCCATTCCATTGTCCATTGTAGTTAACCATAATATCAACTTGGTCTGCTACTGAGTAGAACCAGTTTGTATTATTATCTGGCAATGCTACTGGAGCACCTTCATTAGCAATAAAGTCTAATGGAACCCAATTACTTATTTGCATGAAATAAGATGTTTCAGCTACACCAGAAACAGGTGTGACTATTGTTACTGCACCACTAGTAACACTAGTTGCTTGTAACACAAGATCGTTAGCAGGAGTAGCACCTCCGATAGAATCACCATCAATTGTGATTACATCACCTGAAGCGTATGAACTACCACCTGCATTACTAACACCATCGCCTACCATAATGTATTCACCGAATCGTTGTTGGAGTCGGAATAAAGCCCCTGTACCAGTACCGGTTGTAGAATTTTGTGATACTGTATATAATTGTTGAATTGAAGAACCAGTTTTAACAAAAGGAGTAACATCTGCTACAAAACCAGCTTGTGATAAGATAGTTGCACTAGTACCTATACTACCACTTCCAGTTCCATAATAGTCACTCATTTGGATGGTGCCGCCCTCAGTATGGGTAATTTGTATAGCACCGTCAGTTGTCACTTCACATGTTGTATATGGAATATTTGCTAACTGCCATGCCGCAACAAAATCAGATGCATTGTCACCGTTAGCCAATGGACCTACAGTATATAATAGATAATGACCCAGTGCCTCCAGGAATACCACTTAATGTCCAATTTGTTGTTGTACCAGTTGCAACTGTTGGACCTGTTGCATATCGTTCCCATAAATATACAGGACCCTGATTGTAATATTGATAAGCATTAGTTCCCTGTGCATTATATCCATACTGTCCATATACTGTACCAGCTGGAATAGCTTGTCCACCTGTTGAATCTAACGTAGCATTAACAGCCCAATCAGATGTACTCATGGTTACAGTTTTTGCATTCCAGTTACCGCTTGTCGCATTGTATCTAGATACATC